TCGTCAGATCGAAGAGCGAATCCTGGTTCATCATATGAATCCGATCACTAAGGATGACATACTGCGCCGAACCAAGTGGCTCCTCGATCCGGAGTATCTCATTTGTACAATCAAAGGCACTCACGACGCTATTCACTACGGCGACGAGAGTAAACTACTCATCGCTCCGCCAGAGCGAAAACCATTCGATACATGCCCGTGGAAACGATTCTAAAGGAGGGATGACATGGAAAGCATACTGACATCAATCAAGAAGATGCTTGGTTATGAGGAAGACGATACCGGCTACGATGACGAGATCATCATGCATATTAATTCTGTACTCATGGACTTGCAGCAGCTTGGCGTTGGTCCGTCCGGAGGCTTTGAGATTGAAGACGATACGGCTCTCTGGGAAGACTTCATTACCGATATGAAGAAGTTCAGCGGAGTCAAGACTTACATCTTCATGCGAGTCAAGCTGATCTTTGACAGCTCCACCATGAGTTCCGCCCTGATCGAATCCTACAATAAGCAGTGCGATCGGTTCGAATGGCGTCTGAATCACGCTGCTGAGTACGAATGAGAGGAGGAAAATTCAAAATGGATTATCACAACTGTTACTGCGTTAACGGCAAGGAATTCGAACTCCAGCATCATGGCGTTAAAGGCATGAAGTGGGGTGTCCGACGTTACCAGAACAAAGACGGTACCCGAACCGCAGCTGGCAAGAAGCGATATCGCGACATGTCCGCTGATGAACGGTCTGCCAAGAATAAGCGGGTTGCCAAGCAGGTAGCCACCGCTTTGGTAATGACTGCTTCTGTCGGTGTAGCCGTCGCTGCTTACCGGAAGAATCCCCAGGCTGTGAACGGAGTCCTGTCCAAGGTAGGTAAGTCTACCGTAGCTGGCGCTAAGAAGGCAGGCGAAGCTGGTAAGAAGTTCATTAAGGACGCGCCTAGTAAAGCTGCCGATGCAGGCAAGCGATACGCCAAGGAAGCCGTCGAGAGCGCCAAGCAGGGTGTTAAAGATGGCATCCAGAAGGCCCCTGCAAAAGCCACCGAGGCCATTGTTACAGGCGTAACTATGATGGCCGCCAAGCGAATTCTGGATTCTGTCGTCGGCAAGGAAGAGGCCGCACGGATATTCCAGGCAAATAATAAGAAGAAGATCGGGTCGTTCTGGAAGGTATCTCAGGAAGACAGAAACGACGACGATTAAGTAGGTGACATAACCGATGTTATCCAACACCGCGACACCGAAATACTACGGCCAATTCCGAGATGCCGTATTACGAGGTGAGATACCTGTATGCGAAGAAATCTCCCTGGAGATGAACCGCATAGATGCTCTAATCGCGAACCCAGATTATTACTACGACGATCAAGCCGTAGAAGGCTGGATTAAATACTGCGAGCAAGAACTCACACTGACCAATGGCGAACCTGTCCACTTACTTGATTCGTTCAAGCTATGGGGCGAGTCGATCTTTGGCTGGTATGAGTTTGTTGAGCGGAGTGTTTACAAGCCGAATCCAAGTAGTAACGGCGGTCGTTATGTTAGGAAGGTAATTAAGAAACGCTTAGTCCATAAGCAGTATCTTATCGTGGCTCGTGGCGCAGCCAAATCAATGTATGCGTCATTCATTCAGAGCTTCTTCCTGAACATTGACGGCTCGACCACTCACCAGGTCACCACGGCCCCGACTATGATTCAGGCGAACGAGGTTATGTCCCCGATTCGCACATCTATAAATCGAGCCAGAGGACCTCTATTCCAGTTTCTGACGCTGGGCTCCATACAAAACACTACGGGATCGAAAGCCAATCGACCGAAGCTACTTTCCACTAAGGAAGGCATCCAGAATACTCTCACGGGCTCTTTCCTAGAGGTCCGTCCGATGACTATCGACAGACTTCAGGGTCTGCGAGTTAAGGTTGCTACCGTTGACGAATGGCTTTCTGGCGACATTCGAGAGGATGTCATCGGTTGTCTTGAACAGGGCGCTGCTAAGGAGCAGGGTTCTGCCGAGAACAATGACTATCTGATCGTAGCAATCAGCTCCGAGGGTACTGTCCGTAATGGTGCGGGCGATACCGTCAAAATGGAGTTGATGGAGATCCTCAAGGGCGAGTATGATAACCCTCATGTCTCGATCTGGTGGTATAAGCTCGACTCCGTTGAGGAAGTCGGCGACCCCGCAATGTGGCGTAAGGCCAATCCGAATCTGGGCTTTACCGTCACTTATGACACCTACCAGGCGGACGTTGAAAGAGCTGAGAAAGCTCCCGCAACCCGGAATGATATTCTGGCAAAGCGTTTCGGCCTCCCGATGGAAGGTTATACATATTTCTTCACTTACGAAGAAACCCAGCCTCTCGAGAACAAGCAGGACTTCCGAGGTATGGCGTGCGCTCTTGGCGCTGACCTTTCCCAAGGCGACGACTTCTGTTCCTTTAGCTTCCTATTCCCGCTACGAGGTGGCGAATTCGGAGTCAAGACCCGTAACTACATTACGGAGCGAACTCTTTATAAGCTACCGTTGGCAATGCGCCAGAAGTACGAGGAGTTCAGAACCGAAGGCAGTCTAGTGGTCATGCCAGGCACGACACTTCATATGATGGACGTTTATGACGAACTCGACGCCCACATTATCGAATGCGAGTACGATGTCCGGTGTTTCGGTTACGACCCGTATAATGCGGCAGCATTCGTCGAGCGTTGGGAGACTGAGAATGGTCCGTTCGGCGTCGCTAAGGTTCGTCAGGGTATGCAGACTGAGTCTGTACCTCTGGGTGAACTTAAGAAGCTTGCTGAGGATCAGATGCTGCTATTCGACGAGAAGCTTATGCAGTACACCATGGGTAACTGTATCGTCATGGAAGATACCAATGGTAACCGCAAGCTATTGAAGAAGCGCTACGACCATAAGATCGACGCAGTCGCGGCGACAATGGACGCGTATGTCGCTTATGGACTCAACACTGAAGAGTTTGAGTAAAGGAGTGCGAAAATTCAAAATGGAATCTACAATTTACACCGTCGCTGGTAGGGAATTCGAACTCCAGCATCATGGTGTTAAAGGCATGAAATGGGGTAGGCGTAAAGCTCGCCAGGAGTACAAGAAACTCGATAAGGCCAGAAGCTCTTATCGGCTCGCAACGAAGAATTACAATCGCGCTAAGAGTGCCATGCTTAAAGACCTGGGAGGCCGAAATCCATACACGGGGAAATGGTACGCTAAAGCCGAGCAGCAGTACAAGGAAACCAAGCAGGCTTATGAAGACCAGAAGAAGAACGTTCGTGCAAATACTACCATCGGTCAGAAATCCGCGCGCGCTATTACATCGGTATTAAAAACTGTTGGCCCATTGTATTATACCGACTTAGCACTTACCGGCGGTGCCACGACTAGAGCCGCTGTTAAAGTCGGCAAGGCAGCTGTAAAAAGTACTTTGAACAGGATCGGCGATCAGATGTTCGACTACTCTATTCTTGATAAGGATGGTAAGGTCCTGAGACGTTACAACTAAGGGAGGAACTTCAAAATGGCGTTAGAAATTTCGTCTCGGCTGAGACATGCTTGGGACGCTTTCGCAGGTAACCGAGATCCCACCTACAATTATCAGACTCACTATTACGGCGCTGGCTCCGGTTACAGACCTGATCGAGCTAGGTTCACCCGCGGTAATGAGCGATCTATTGCTACGGCAATCTACAACCGAATCGGAATGGACGTTTCGTCCGTTATCATCCAGCACGTTCAGCTCGATACTGAAGGTCGGTTTATTGGTGTTGTAGATTCCAGTCTGAATGACTGTCTCAATCTAAAAGCCAACATTGACCAGACCGGTCGTGCGCTTATCCAGGAGATTGTCATGGCAATGCTCGATGTGGGCAGCGTGGCAGTAGTTGCTACTAAGACTACTAAAGATCCTCGTTTTACCGAAGCATATGACGTTCTTGCTCTGCGCACCGGTAAAATCCTCGAATGGTATCCGAAGCACGTCAGAGTTCAGGTTTACAACGAGGAGACTGGCAAGAAGGAAGATATTACTCTTCCAAAAAAGCAAGTTGCAATCATTGAGAATCCCCTTTATGCGGTTATCAATGATAAGAACTCCATGATGCAGCGCCTGATTCGTAAGCTGAATCTGCTGGACGTAATCGACGAGCAGAGCGGCTCTGGTAAGCTCGATATTGTCATTCAGTTGCCCTACACCATTAAGACTCAGGCTCGTAGAGATCAGGCTGAAGCTCGTCGTAAGAGCGTCGAGGATCAGCTTAACGGCTCTAAGTATGGCATCGCCTATATCGATGGAACCGAGCGTGTTACTCAGTTAAATCGCCCGGTTGAGAATAATCTGATGAAGCAGATTGAGTTCTTGACCAATATGGTCTACGGCCAGCTGGGTATTACGCAGGGCGTTATGGATGGCAGTGCTGACGAGAAGACAATGCGAAACTATGAAGCTCGCACCGTCGAGCCGATTATATCTGCAATTGTCGATGCTCTGAAGTGCACATTCCTATCCAAGACCGCACTCGCACAGCATAAGTCCATTGAGTTCTTCCGCGACCCGTTCAGACTGGCGCCTCTTGGTGAAATCGCAGAGATTTCCGAGAAGTTCGTTGCTAACG